ATTGGTCTTACTACCCTTACCACCCTCTGAAGGTAATGTGTGTGGGTGTTTTTCAGTTCCCGTTCCATGTGCTCCGCCCTGTCTTGCTCTATAGTATGCTGTAGTTCGTCTGTCCGCTATAGTTAATTTTGGGGCAAGATGTTCTCCTTGTGCTGGTTTATATTGACTTCTTTTACCGCTTCTTATACCAGTTGATAGTGGGGCTCTAAATTCATCTGTTTGTTTTGTGTCATCAACACTAGTATATCCCCCTCCTGTAGTTCCTCTTGCTCCACCATGAGAAATATGCATATCTGTAATATTACTTTCTCCTACATTAGCAGAAACTGTGCCTCTAGCACCAACATCTCCTCCTGCTCTATCTTCAGGTCTTTGTACCTTTTGGTCTCTCCAATGAGGCTCTTTAGTATTTAATGTTCCAGTTGAACCTGTTGGTTTTACTGGTTTAGATGCAGTGGCTGTTGATTGTGTATCTGCTACCAAGTCTTGCCCTAGAGAGGGCTTGCCTTTTTTAACATATTTTATACCCCAACTATCTAAACTATAATCTGGAACTCCTACAGTCATTCTCTATCCTCCACCTGATTGTCTGCTCTTCCTTTCGTTGTTGAGTTTTGAAGGGCTGTTGCGTATTTGTTATCAGAGCCACCATAAACTACATTGGTTGCCCCACTGTCTGTAATTCCCATTACTTCTTTAATCATATCTAATTTCTTTTGTATTGCTGGCGGTGCTTTGAAAGTACCCACCTCTTTCTTTCCGTCCTTTGGTACTGTTAGTTCACTACCACCTTCATTGAATACTACTCTTGGTAATCTACCTGCTTCTTCTAAAGATATATGAGGTCTTTCTTCATAACCTGTGTTTTTAGGTATGTCATATGCAGTATCTGTTGAGATGCCTCCATACTTACCATGTTCTACATCTGATTTCTTTTTATGTTTCTTACCACCATAAATCTTTCTAAATTGTTCTGATTTATCTAAAAATTCCTGCCATGCTGCCTTCTTATCATCTTTGTGTTCATCAAAATATGCTAACCAAGCAGAGCCTTTTTCACCCTTCTTACCCTTTGATTCTTTAGGTAACTCTTCTGTAGATCGCTCTCTTATGTTTGTTTCCCTGCCTGTGTCTGTGTCAAGTTGTCTCGTTGTTATTTTTGAACCCAATGCTATGGTAGGTTTTTCTTTTTGATTTGCTATACTTTGATTTAATTTAAATCCACCAGATTCTGTTGTTATGTTATGTGCTCCGCCTCCCGTAACTGTTTGCCTCTTCGTTGGTTTTCTTTTAGTATTAACGTCTCCACTTAATGCTTTATCTTCTAGCCATATTTCCCATGATGCCTTCTTAGCCTGTTTTGTATCTCCTTCATACACTGGTTTTAGTTTCTTAAAGTCATCTGATTTCTCTTTATCCATTTCTTTTATATGCTCATTAATATCTTCTTTTGCATGTTTAAGGTCATGTGTTTTTTTATTCTCTTCTTCCCCGTCTTTTTTATCTTCCTTCTTATCATCGCCTCTGGTTTCTTGACTCTTTCCTTCCTTCTCTCCTCTCCAGTCTGTGTCCATATCATCTTCTTTTTTATGTGACGCTTCTATTCCATTGTTTTTTTTGTTGTTTACTTTTACTGGTTTGTCTGCTAAATAAGATCTTGGTGCTGGTTTATTTTCATACTCCCCACTACTACTTAAATCTCCCGAACTGTCTTCATCTATGTTGTCTTTTGGATCAACATCTCCTCTCTCATCATCATCATCAGATGTTTTTTGTGTTAATAGTTTTTTTATTTCTTCAGGTAATTCTAGCCAAGATTTAGACAAAAATCTGGGTGTTGGTGCGTGTATTTTTACCAATGCGTCATATCTTTCTTCGTCTGCCATTAAATCCCAAGTTTTATTTACTATAATATCCCTAACAAAAAAAGTGTCATTTATATGAATGTCCTGAAAGTCACCGTCTTCTTTAGCAACCATAACATACTCATTACTCATCTTAACAATTATTCCTCTACCCTCTTTACCATTAATAAAGAAGTGAATATCGTCTCCGATTTTGGTGCTAAGTATTTTGTTTTGGTTTATCATTCTTTTCATCTACCTTTTCATCTTTCCTTTCATCTTTCTTATCATCTTCCTTATTTTCCTTATCTTGCGATCCTATATAAACATTATCATCTTTGACCTGTTGACTCATATAATCATCACTGTTGCCAGTTTCATGTTGGTTTCCGTACCTAGCATCTCCCATACCTTGAAATTTTCTGGTTTCTAACCACGTTTTCCACAGCTCTTCTGGAGTTCCTTTCTTTTCATGTAGTAAATCCACATTAGTTCGATGTTTTGGGTGACGCATACCACCAGCACCTGTTACTGTATAAGTTCTTGGTGGTGCTACTTTACCACTACTAATTGCCCTATCCTCATCTAAAACCTGCTTCGTTCCTATCCCCTCTGTCTCTTCTGTGACATGTCTATTAGTAGCATGAACTAGTTTATCCAAATCTAATTCACTTTCCTTTTCTTCTTTATCCCATCTCTCTTTCTTCTCTAACCAAGACTGCCATAAGTCGTTTGGTGTTGATGCCGACTGTTTGATTTGTGGGTCGTCTTGTGTAGTTATATCTCCAACTACACTGTTGAGTGGGTCTTTCTTTATATCCTCTAATTCTGGTGAGACTTCCTCTATTTCAGGCACTTCACCCAAAGCTTTAGTCATATATAATGCTCCATTTCATAATATTTAAAGATTAATCACCGAATAACGACTCTCTGAGGGCTTTTCCTACGTTAACAACATACCAACCACCACCTGCACTGACTGCTCTACATGCAAGTACCAGACTGTCTGGGTAGTCATCATGTTCATCTGACTTAATCTTCATTATACCAGACTCTGTATATTCTCGTCTTAAATATGATAGTTGATAGATCATCTTGTCTACATTTTTTAATGTTATTCTGTGGTTTTCAAACAACAGTCTTAAGTTCTTATACATTTCTGCCTTCTCTTGTACTGTGAATGTTACACCCCTTGCTGGTATGTCCTGCTTTCTTAATAGGTCAATTAACCCACCCCCCAAGCCAGTTTCGTCTACATAAACGGTTTCTATCCTATAATCTCGCACCAAATCCCCTACCCTTCCAGCCACATCTACCACATTAGACTGTGCCTCTCCTATAACTTCTTCAACAAACACATTATCTTTCTCGTCTACAGATGTTATTGTGAATACAGTTTCGTCACGTCCTGAACGTGCGACATCTACTCCCATGAAATATCTAAGACGTCCCTCTGGTTTTCTGTCAGTTACTGCCTCCATTAACAATGTGTTTGGTATTAATGCGTCACCAATATCCAAGAACTCTCCGTCAATTTCCTGCACATATTCTTCCCGTGTAAGCTTCTTCATTTCTTCTAAAAATGTTGGGTCTTCCCTCACCAATGGGTTCTGTGTAGATTTTACATGAAACTCTCTCCATAACCCATCTGGGTTTTTAGGTCTGGCGTTCATTGAAGCCTCGTAAAAATATCCATGTTTTGAGAATGGTGTTGATGTTAACCACACCCTTGCCTGTGTAGCCATACCAGAAGGCAAGAACGCCTTTAGTATGTCTGTCTTAATGAAAGAACATTCGTCTGCAATAATACAATGAGGTGAATAGCCCCTAAGTGTAGTTCCATGCTCACCAGTTGCTCGAGTTATAATCTTACTCATACCAGTATTATCTAGGAAGTTAACCCATAGTTCTGTCTGTGTGTTTCTTACAACATATTCCTTAAGGAATTTGTTTCTCATAACCAAGCCCCTAATCCTGTCGAACATGATGGTTGCCTGATTTTGGGTAGGTGCTGCTATAACTATAGTACATTCATGATTAACTGTTTTTAACATGAGTGGTGCGAAGAATGCAAAATGTATTGCCTTAACTGCAGTACTCATTGTTTTACCCACCTGCCTACCACTTCTATAAATTATAAACCTCTCCTTAGAATCAACATATTCCTTATTATAATCAAATAACTTATGATCTAAGAATATCTCACTAAATTTACTAGGAGTGTCAGCACAGTCAGCTATGGTTTGAACCAGTTGTTTTCTGTCTTCTACAACTTCTTGGGTAGGTCTAACCATGACATTTACACCTGCAGTCCATCATTTCTGCTATAACCTCATCTGTACAATGTCCACATAATAAACAGCACCCAGAGAGTGACCCACTAGTCGTGGCAGTCACACTCACAATCTACTTCTCTAATATACGACACTTCAGGGTAATGTCCACACTTTGCACAATAATACTGATGATTAGTATCATTCAGTCTTTCTTCGTCTGAAAGATTTGCATTAACCACTACCAATCACCATATGTTTAAATTTAATATGTAATATTACTTCGTCCATATCCTTAAATCCTCCCTTACCACAGTAAATACAATGCCTTATATTATATACTTCATTCATTTAAAATGATCACCATCTGTATTTCTTTTGTTCGACCAATCCCATCGACCTGTTCCAGTTCTACTGTTCTTTCTATTTCTATACCATATTCCACCAAACCAGCCAATGGTTAATCCACCTACTAGATAACAGCCACAAAGAAACCATAAATATAATGCTTCTTCCATTACGCAGACCTCTGTGCTTTTATTTGTTTAAATATCGATGTTATATCACCAGTTCTTTCATCGTAGTCCTGCTGTTCGGTCACAATAACCTTGGTGTTTAGGTCATTTATAGCCTTTACCACGTTAAGCAATGTATTTATTTCAGACTTTGTATTTCGATCTGGCACGTTTCCGTCCATCTTTGCCTGTGTAAGAGCCATAAGTACATTCTCAAACGATAGTTTTGCTATCATGTCCAACATGGCTTTAATATCATCTGGCTTTCTGGTATCCATAAGGTTTATTACGCTTATGTAATCTTCCCTGATAGAACATACTGCACCCTTTTCATACTTTGGACACTTACCATTGCCTCCAGAATCAACTGATCTGTAAACACATTGGTCACAATATGCAGGTATGTTAGCGTCCTTTAGATGTTTGGCAGCATTAAACGGTGATATTAACTTACGCTTATCTTCTACTATTATGTTCTTTCCACCTATAGGTTTGATTTTAAACAGATCATCTGCCATTATATAACAGTTAATATCTCTTAACTATTAAAGTTTTCTTCATAACAGTTTAAGTGCCTACATATTGGCATGAAAAACAACGCTATTGGTAGCCTAAGCAGACTATAATAATGGTTATTCAGTATGCTTTTCACATTAATACCAACTCTTTCCATGTTGTCTTTGTATAGTTCACAGTAATGTTCTAACACTGGACGGTGATGTGTCATCGTCTCTGATAGAAATATGGGTGTTACCCCATTACACCAAACCTCAAGTTTTTTACTCATTGCTGCTGAGATCCAAAGACTGGTATCTATGCTCTCAAATATTCCCTTTGTTGTAAATTTACCCTTACCTAGACCATGATATTTTATGTTTGTAGGAAGTTTTTTAATACTATCCTCGGTGTCTAGTCTGCCTCTCATCTTTCCGACACACACATATGAATTGGCGTCTGGATTTAACAACGACAGATGTTTAATGTAATCCTCCTGCAAAACTGGAAGAACATTAAGGTTTAACTCACGCTCCTTTGTGAGATACTTCATTGTTTCCATCATCTTATAGGGAATATTATACTGTGCTGCATAATCATAACACTCCTTTTTCTCTCTCAGGAATTCGTGATATTTGTCTGGGTTGTCTTTTGTTCCTGCTATGGTAAATATTTTGTCAAAACAGTTACGAAATCTGTCTATGTTTGCATATGAATATCTATGAGAAACAAGGACATTTTTTACACCACATTTCTGTAACGCTTCTAAGGTAGCCTTGTTATTGGCATTAAAGTATATCTTCATCTGGAAACGGGTTCTCCTTTACTGGTTCTACATTCTTGGTTTTGAGATTCTTTATGACCTCTTTACCCAGCTCTCCGTTTTCTAATACCTCAAACCCCTTTATATCGCCACAACATTTGTCATATTTACTGCAGTTAGGAAACATTTTTTGTACCTTAACTATTATAAACTCATCTGTAGTCTTCGTCATGTTCCTCTAACACCCACCTTAATGCTCTTATCACTCCCCTAATTTCTTCATCTGGTAAATCACGGTAGTCATTAAAGCTACCATACATATCTTCTGGTATTTCTACTACCTCATGGAATAATTTTTCTCTTTGGTATAATATCAAGTCCCTAATCTCACTCTCACTCTTCATAGTGCTCCCTCTCGTCAGTAAAACAGAATGTTGCATATGGGCACATTCCATCACAGAGGAAGCATTTTGTTCTGGCTGGTAAAGTTTTATTCTCTAATGAGTCCTTTATGACTCTCGCCTTTTCTATCATGTCCTTTAGCGTTTCTTCTACAGGCTCTAGTTTAAACGACATACATACTGGTTTATCTCTTTTATCTTTCTCAATCTTATTTGATATGTAAACAATACAGCCATGCTCTGCGTCTATATTATAACATTTTTTAAGGAGGACTCTATACCTGTTTATTTGATCCTTATGCGACTCACTTGGTTTAGATGCAGCTCTTGAAAAGTAATCTATGCTCCCCGTTGTTTTTTTATCACAGATTACCCATTTGTCACCCACCCTAAGC